ATGACCACGAATCTCGACGCCATCGACCCCGCAGACATCACCCTCCTGCCCGAGCTGCAGGCCTACATCGACCCCCTAACCCCCGACGAGCACGAAGCGCTGGAGCGCTCCATCCTGGCCGAAGGATGTCGCGACGCGCTGGTGCTGTGGGGCAAGGTGCTGGTGGACGGGCACAACCGCCACGGCATCTGCACCAAGCACGGCCTGCCGTTTCGCACCGTGCAGAACACGCACTTCCAGAGCCTGGAGGACGTGCACCTGTGGATGATCGACCAGCACCTGGGCCGGCGCAGCGTGTCCGAGTTCCAGCGCGGCGTGCTGGCGCTGCGCAAGCGCGAGATCATCGCCGCGCGCCGCGCCGCCGCCGCTGCCGCTGTGGTGGCGGCCAAGGCCGAAGCGCCTGAAGGCGCTGCCGACGCGCCCTGGGAAGGCGACGCCGACCCGGCCGTGGCACGCGCCCTGGCCAGCGTGCCCAGAGTGCCCGACGAGGCGCTGGACACGCGCGAGGCGCTGGCGCGCGCCGCGCGCCTGACCGCCGCGCAGGTGAAGATGATCGAGGCCATCCACCAGAACGCCGCGCCTGAAGTGGTAGCCGCGGTGCGCTCGGGCGAGCTGTCGCTGAACGCCGCCGCCGTAGTCGCCAGCCTGCCCGAGGACGAGCAGCGCAGTGCTGCGGCCGGCGGTGCACAGGAACTCAAGCAGGCTGCCAAACGGGTGCGCGACGCGAAAAAGAAACCCAAGGCGGACCCGGCGCCGGCCGGTAGCGCCTCGCAGGACGCCTCCAGCTCCGCTTCGTCCGCCCCCGACGCCGCCGCACTGCAAGCGCGCGTGGCCGAACTGGAAGCGGAGAACCAGCGCCTGCGCCAGCAGGTGCAGGCGCTGCAGGATTTGCTGGCAGAACACGGCTGAGGCGCTTGCGGCGTCTGCCGCGGCCAGCCCAGCCCATTCGCCGCACACTCGGCGGTCGCCATTGCGCCGCACCGCCAACCGCTGAAGCGCGTCGAGAAAACTCAACCCTGAGAACTGTGAAAACTAATCGCAGGCGACATTTCGCCTAATGCAACTTAATTACAGTTGGGCGCAGGCCTTGTCGTGATAGCACCATGGCGTCACCTTAACTACTACGGGTGCAACACCATGTTTCCTGTCACTTTGTCCAAGCCCGCCCTGCAGGACGCCCTGCTGAAGCGGATCATTGCCCTGCACCATGTCCGGGGCCTCTCGGTTGACGTCCTGCGGGTGTCTTGGCCGATCGTGGAGCAGCCGTGGGCCCGAGGCCCAGAGCAGTGCAACTGGGTGCTCGGGGATGTGAGCGGCCTCACGCCGGAGGAGAAACTCATCGTCGCCCAGGCCGTGACCGAGCTGAGCGTCGACCACAGGCTTCCCTCGCACGTCTACGGGCTCTGCGCCAGCAACTGCTGAGCCCGAAAGGCCGGCTCCCAGGTCGCCAACTGCGGGTCTTGGGGGCTGCTCGGCATCTGGCCAGCGTCCAACGCGGCCAGCACCTGGCCGAACAGCCGCAGGCCCATGGGCGCCAGGTCCCTGCGCCAAAGCAGCTCGGGCGTGTCGCCCGGCCGTATCCAGCACCAGTCCTGCGCGGCCACCGGCCCGGTGTCCGCGCCGTCGTCCATCCAGTAGGCGGTGCCTCCGCTGACCTGGTCGCCCATGTGGACCGCCCAGCACACCGCGTCCCGCCCCCGGTGGCGCGGCAGGAGGCTGGGGTGGTAGCCCAGCGCCCCGAACCGCGCGCGCGCCCTCGCCTCGGCGGTCACGAAGACGTGGGCGTGCGCGCACAGAATCACGTCGACGCCGGCCGGCACCCACTCGGCCGTGAGCCGGCCCGCCACCTGGCAAAACGGCACGCCGGCGTCCATGGCCACTGCTGCCAGGCGGTCGTCGGTGCGCGGGGCGCTCACGGCGGCTACGTCGTCGCCGCGCGCCAGGCACAGTCCGAGCAGCTCGGCCGCCAGCCACTTCTGGCCCACGATCATCACGCGCATAGCGGCTCTCCCAGGTAGCGAAAGCCCTGCACGGCGCGAAAGTGCCCGCCGTAACCCGAGCCGGCATTGACGGTGCCGCCGCGCTCGGCCGAGCGGGCAATGCTGGCCATGCTGCGGCCCTTGTGCTGGCCCACCAGCGCGGCCGAGACCTGTGTCCAGCGGGGCGAGCGGCGCAGCGCGCTGGCCAGTCCCGGGTGGCTGGTGTGAAACAGCGTCAGCATCGGCCGCCCGTAGCGGTTCTGGCCCATCCGCCACCGATCGCAGACGGTGTCCAGGAACCGCAGGCCGACGCCGGCGCCCTGCCACTCGGGCATGACGACCAAGCGGCAGGCCCGCGCCTCGGTGCGGCTGCGCGTGCTGACGGCTACATGGGCCACGGGCTGGCCGTCGACGGTGGCCACGTAGTTGGTGGCGGCGATCATGTGCGGCAGCTTCAGATAGTGATACGGCTCAAAGGCTGGCCAGTGCTCCCAGCCGCATTGCAAAACCTCCACGTCGATGCGCGGCCGGCGCCGAAGCCACCCCCGTGAAAACTGCCCGCTGGCCGTGTCGAACACCCAGTCCGGCTGCACCCAGTCCAGGATGTCGTAGTGGCAGCTCAGCAGCACCACCTGGCCAGCCGTGCGGCGCCAGGCTTTGGCGAAGGCGCCGGCACCAATGCGCGCGATCTGACGGTCCACCACACTGGAGAACTCGTCGAGCACGGCGCGTTGGGGCGCCTCGGCGATCAACCGAGCCAAGTTGGCGCGGAACTGCTCGCCATTGGAGAGCACGGGGTGCGGCCGCAGCCAAGTGGGCACGCTGCCCAGACCCACGCTGGACAGCGCGGCCGTCACCACGTCGAAGGCGCCCTCGGGTGTGATGGCGTCGATGATGGGCGCGTCCGCAGGCCAAGCAGGCGCGTAAACCGCGCTGTCGCCCCACAACGCGCGGCCCATGCTGGTCTTGCCGCTGCCGCTGGGCCCGACGATGACGCCGATCTGCCAGGGGGCGCTGTCCAGGTCGAGATCGGCCTCGAGCCGGAAGTTGGCGCCGCTGTCCACGTTGAACAGGGACTTCACGCGGGCGGCGCGGTAGCTGCTGAAGTCCTCACAGCGGTGGTGAATGGCGACCTTCATACGCACACCACCTTCGGGCGCATGCCCAGCCGGGTCAGGCGCGCGTAGCGGCGCTGCTGGTCGGCCTCGTTCTCGCATGGCACGAGCAGGCCGTACCGCGGCTTGTACTTGAAGCCGTTCTCACCTTGCCGGCGTGGCGCCGGCGCTTTCTTGGTTGTGGGGTTTGCCACTGAGCGTCCCTTGGGGTTCTGACGCTCGGCGGCGTGCTGGTGAGGGGCCCTGGGCCCTCAGCTGGTTGAGCGCCCCGCAGCGGGGGCATTTGATGGAGAGGGCCAGGTAGACGCCCTCGCCGAGTTTGCGGCGGCAGTTGCCGCATCGGATTTCTTCCATTGCAAGCCTGTTGTTCGTGGTGAAACATCTGATAGGCTCAGCGCGCTCTCGCGAGAGTGGCGGGCCTTGCCGGCTTGCAGGCTTGGTCTGCGGGTTGGGGTTCGGCTCAGGTGTTACCGCACCTGGCCGGGTCGCCCGTCTTTTTCTTGGTTCGGTCCTCCCTCCCTACATCCAGGCGCCGCCGGCGGCTTCAAGGCTGCACGGGTCGAAGCGCCAGGCATCACCCTCGGGCGCCCCCAGCGCGGCCGCGCATGCTTCGCTGCAGGTCCAGCGGCTGGCCTTGTGCGGCATCAGCCAGGTCGCGAAGCCGGCGATCAGCTGCCAGTCGTATAGCTCGCCTTGGTGAGCCTTGAACCACTGCGCTGCCAGGACTGGGTTGCAAGCCACGCGGCGCATGTCCCAGTGGCCCGGATCAAGCGCGATGCGCTTGAAGCGCACCCCGCCACCACAGCCGGCGCGGCGCGGCGAATGCGCGGGCAGCGCCTCGGCCGCGACGCTGGAGGCGCACCACAGGGCGCCTGCGGCATCGGCTGCGCAGGTGCCGTCCGGCATGAGCGCGTCCACGCCGTCGCCGGGCTCGAACACCAGCTCGTTGTGCGAGTAGATGCCGCGCAGGCGCGCGCGGATCAGGCGGTTGGCCACGCCCTGCAGGCCGGGGCGGGTGGACTTGTAGCTGGCCAGCAGCATCAGGGCGCCTCCATGCCCCAGCCGATCGCGGCCACCTCCTCGGCCGTGGCGGCCGCTGCCAGCGCCTCCTTGAGGGCCTGGGCGTGCGCGAAGTTGGCGTTGCCGGCTGCGAACATCGACGCGTAGAACGCCTTCCAGGCGGCCACGTCGGCGATGGCCACGTAGGTGTTGTCGATGGCCTTCCAGCCGCCGGGCCAGCCCGGTGGCAGGGCACCGTAGAGGGCAACGAACCCGTTAGTGCCATCGATATCGGAGCGGCTGAGCTGGTCACAGGCGATTTGCTTGCCCGCGTGCTCGAAGTGCGAGAAGTTGGCGGCCAGCCGTGCGGCGTTGATCTCGTCGTTCTTGGCGGCTTTCAGGGCGTCGAGGTCGGCAGGTGCGGGCACGAACGCATGCCCGTCCCACCGGTCACCGACTTGCGAGTCCCCTGCCGGCACCCAGCCTTGCGCGGCTGCGAACACGTCGTCGGCCAGGGCGTGGTTTTGCACCACGCCCCCGTGGATAACTGCATAGCGTGCCATCAGATCACCCCCCGCAGGCGGCACTCGCCGCGCGCGCCATTGCCTGCCACAGCAGTTCCTGAAGACACAGTCTTGGACCCGCCCGCGCCGCCCGGCGCGCTGCCCGGCGCGCCGGTATTGCCACCCCCGCCCTCGCCGCCAAAGATGGTGGTGGGACCAGAGCTGTTGGTGCCCCCGCCGTAGATCGTCGTCCAACGACCGCCGCCGCCGCGAGAAGCGCCCCCATAGGCGCTTCCCCCAGCATCAGAAGCGACGTTGAAACCCGGCGCGGCCACACCGTATGTACCGCCGGAAACACCTCCGCCCGGTGCGGTAACTAGCGTGCCGATAGAGCTGTTCCCGCCCGGGCTTCCGTGCTTCTGATAGTCGCTGCCTGTGACTGCTCCAGGGCCGCCTGCGCCAATGATGATCGCAACCGTAGCGCCTGCGGCAATGAGCGAAGCAGGCAGCACTCCCACGGCACAGGCGCCGCCTGCTGATCTGTCGACGCCTTCGATAGCGTTTGACCCGTAAAACTGGGCCGTACCTCCAGAGCCCGCCCCCCAGAGCATGTGATGAATGCCTGCGTATCCGGGTGGGTGGATGAAATTGCCCGAAACTGTGAAGGTGCGTGAGAAGGCCTTGAGCACCACGCTGCGCAGCGCCACGCCGTCGCACTGCACCAGGCGCACCTCGCCGGGGTACATGACGAAGCTGGCCAGGCCGTCGATGGTCTCGGCGCCAGCCGGGTCCAGCGTGATGTCCCCGCTGCCGCTGTTGCCCAAGTAGCACCACCAGCCGCCGCCCAGCTGCGCGCAGGGCGCGAACGCCTGCGTGAAGGTGCCGCCGGTGATGTCGATCCAGCGGCCCATGTGCCCCGCGCCAATGACCGCGGCCGCCGCGCGCGCCTCGCGCACCAGGGGCGGCAGCGCGTTGAGCAGCTTCCAGGCGTTGGAGCTGCCCGGCTCGCTGGCCGCGACGTTGGCCACGGCGCCCATCAGCATCCAGTAGCTGCCCACGTGCAGCGTCGTCGCCGGGGGCGCCAGCGGCCCGGCCAGCGAGGACCAGGTGCCCCGGTAGCTGGCCAGGGCCACCGCGGCCTCGCTCATCGCGGCCGCGCCCTGGGCGCTGACGGCGTTGGCGTACACGCCCTGCAGCTCCTCGTTGAGCCGGGGCACCAGGGCCACGATCTCGCTGACAGTGACGTCGGCGCGCGCATCGAAATTCTCAGGGTCGGCCAGCGTGGGCGCGGGCGACAGCAGGGCAAGGGGTATAGGGGCAATGGGCATGCTTCACATCTCTTCGATTTCAAGGGTGGCCTGGGCGTAGCGCTTGTTGGCCGGGCGCACGGCAAAGCGCCGGTAGATGCCAAACAGCAGCGCCGAGCTGGCGTAGGGGCTGTCGGGATAGCGCGTCCAGCCCGACCACAGGGCCGGCACGGCGTTGAGCCGCGCGCGCAGCGCCAGCACGGCGTCGACGTCAGCCGCGTCCACGCGCACCGGCAAGGCGTTGGTGGGCACGCTGCGCCGCTGCTCGATGGCAGCCAGCGAGCCGTCGAAGTTGCGCTCGATGCGCGAGAAGTTCAGCGCGTCGTTTTCGTAGTCCCACTGCAGCTCGCCGATGCGCGCGCCCATGCCCAGGATGAGCCGGCCGCACTCGGCCACGCCGGCGGGGCCGGCGGCGTTGGGCGTGATGGTCACGGTGATGGTGGCGCCCCGGTACGGCGGCAGGTCCCACAGGGTCAGTGCACCCTGCTGCACGAAGGGCGCGGTGAAGTACTGGTACCACGAGCGCACGCGGCGCGTGAGCAGCGGGAAGCTGCGCTCGAGCACGTCCGCGCCGATGGCCACGCGCACCGTGGCGCTGGCGCCCGTGAGGCCCACCAGCGCCAGGCTGTCCACGCGCTGGCCGGGCGCGAGCGTCACGGTGAGCGGGCCGCCCTCTACCCGTGTGCGCGTGTCGTGCAGCAGGTTGAACATGGCCCGGCGGTTGGTGGGGCGCAGCGCCTGCCACAGCGCCGCGTCGCCTTCGGGCGGCGTGGGCGAGGTGCCGGCGGTGATGCGGCGGTAGACCATGTGCGTCTCCACCCGGTGGCACAGCGCATCCTTGGCCCAGGCGGTGGCGGCGGCCCACACGGGCGTGGCGTCCTCGGCGGCCACGCTGGTGGACACCAGCTGGGCCTGGCCGATATCCATGGGCGGCAGCACGCGCATCATGCGGCCACCCCCAGCCGCACGCGGCCCATAGCGGCGCCTTCAAGCACCTCGCGGATGCGGCGCAGGTTGCTGCGGTCCTCGGCTCCAAGCGCCCCTTCGCCCGCGCCGCCGGCGAGCTGCCCCACAGTGCCGGCCAGCGTGGCCACCACCGCCTGCAGGGCCGATTCGGAGCCCGCGCCGCGGCTGGCGACGCTGCGGCTGATGGTGCTGGCGCTCGTCCAGGCGCCGGCCTGGGCGGCGGGGTTATAGCGTTTGGGGACGATCTCCTCGCCTTCGTGGATGAGCGCGATCATGTCGCGCGGCACGTAGTTGGTGCCCTCGGCGAATGCGGGCAGGTTGTTGGCGGCGGCCCAGGCGTTGAGATCGGCCGCGCTGGCGCCGGTCCACTGCGCCAGCATCTGGCTGGTGACACCGCCGGCCACGGCGGCCTGGTAGACCTGCAGGGCGTGGCCGGCGTTCACCATGTCGATCGCGGCGGCGCCCAGGCTCGCCCCCAGGTAGGGCATGCCGGTGCCGGCGGCGTAGAAGACGTCGCTGCGCGCGTCGTACTGCGAGCCGCCGGGGCCGTTCAGCACCACAGTGCTGGCGCCCCCTGGCGCCGGCGTGGGCGCGCCGCCGCTCGGGCCGCCGCCGCCCGCGCTGGGGCCCTTGGCCGATGCGGCCAGGGCCTGCGCCAGCTGCGCCAGCGCGGCCTCGAAGCCGGCGGTGGCCGTGGCGATCGACTGCAGCTGGGCGTTGCTGTCGCGCAGCACGGCCAGGCGTTCCTGTGCGGCGGCCAGCTGCTGGTCGAGCGCGCGGATGGCGGCGGCCGCACCGGCCTGCGTGGCCTTGACCTGCTCTTCCAGCAGCGCGGCTTGGGCTTTCGTGGCGGCCAGGTGGCGCTCGGCCACGGTCATCTGCGCCGTGCTCACGCCCTCCAGGGCGGCGAGCTGGTTGGCCTGGTCGAGCTGCGCGGCTTCCCAGTCGGCGTAGGTGCCGTAGCGCTGCTGCTGGTCGGCGGTGACGGACTCGATGGCGCGCGCCAGCTGCTCTTCGTCGGGCAGCGCGCCCGTGGCGGCGGCGGCGCGCGCGGCGCCCTCGATGAAGGCGCGCGCGGCGGCCAGGTCCTGCACCACGGCGCTCTCGACCTGGCCGCGCAGCGCGCGCACGGCGCGGCCGAGGGTGTCGGCGATGCGCGTGGCGGTGGCCAGGGCTTCGCTGGCAGTGTCCTGCGCGGCCTTCTGCGCTTCGGCCTCCTGGCGCAGGCTCTCGATGCGGGCGTTGGCGGCCTCGGTGATGGCGGCCTTTTCGGCTTCGATGGAGCGCGAGAGCGCGGACAGCGCCGCGTCGGCCGCGGCATTGGCGCTAGCGGTGGCCGCATCCTTGAGCTCGGCCAGGCTGGCCACGGCGCGCACCAGCGCCAGGCGTGTGGCGTCGCTGGTGCTGCCCAGGTGGTAGATCTCGGCGGCGGCCTGGGCGATCTGCTGCAGGCTGGCCTGCGCCAGCGTATCGGCGCCCACATGGATGCCCGCCTGCTCCAGGCCCTGCGCGATGCGCCCGTAGCCGGCGGCCTGGCTTTGCTGTGGGGTCATGAAGCGCGCGAGCAGCGCCGGCAGCTCGGTGGCCAGCGCGATCTGTGCGCGCAGCGCGTCGTTGGCCTGCTGCTGCAAACGGTAGGCTTCGCGCTCGGCCTCGGTCATCTTGGCGGTGGCGGCCTCGAACTGGCGCAGCGCGGCAGCGGCTTCGTGGCCTTGCGCGCGCAGCAGCTCAATGGCCAGGCCGGCGCCTTCGTCCTTGAGCGCGCCGATGGCCTCCCACGCCGCGATGCTGCCCTGCATGGCCTGGTTGGCGTCCCGCTGGGCGATGTACTGCTCGCGCAGCACGCCAGTGACGCCCTCAGTGGCGATCTCCAGCTCGGCCAGGGCGGCGGCGGCCTCGTCGCCTTTGGCGCGCAGCAAGTCGGCGGCGAGCTGCGCGCCATCGGCGGCCATGTCCTGGATCTTCTTGCGCAGGCGGTCCTCGGGAGTCTCTTCCTGGCTGGCGCTGCTGCTGGCGCCGGCGTCCACGGCGGCCTGGGGCCGGATGTAGGTGGGCTGGTACTGCAGGGCGCCGCCGGCGGTGCCCAGAGCGCTGCCCACGGTGGTGCGGATGGACTCCATGGCCTGTTTGAAGCCCGGGTCGTTCCACACGGCGGCGAACGCCGCGGCCGTCTCCTGGGCCTTGGCCACGGTCCGGGCGATGTTGGCCTGGCTGATGGCCTCCGACAGGCTGGCGCCATTGGCCATGGCGTCCAGGATGGGGGTGACGATGCCGCGGTTGACGATGTCGAACACCTGGGCGCTGGCGCCGCTGAGCATGCTCAGCTCGATGCTGGCGACCAGCTGGTCGGCCACAGCCTGGCCGGCCGCTGCCGCATCGCCATTCACCAGCCCTTCGGTGAAGATGCGCACCAGGTCCTCGCGCGTGGTGCCGATGGACTGCAGCAACTGGGCCGGGTAGTCGGCGATGGCCTGCAGCCGCTCGGCGGCCGTGCCGCCGTCCTTGGCGATGCGCTGCACCCAGGCGGCCACGCCCGAGCCGTCCAGGCCCTCCAAAAACGCTCCGCCCAGCCCTTCGGCGTAGCGGCCGACGATCTCGGCCAACTTGTCGTTGGCTTCCTCCTCGCTCAGGTCCTTGAAGCTTTCCTTCACGGTGAGGGCGAATGTGTCGAGCGCGGCGGTCGGCGCGTCCAGCGACTCGGCCACCGCCCGCAGCGCGGCGCGGGCCGTGGTCACGGCGTTGTCCAGGTACGCCTCGACACCCTCGTCGGTCTTGACGTAGGTGGTCTTGTCGCTTCGGAAGAGCCCACCTTTATAAAAGGCGTATTGGCGCGATTCGCTGCCACCGTCGGCGTTGCTGCCCAGGGTGGCTTCCAGGCCGGAGTCCTTGAGCTTGCGCCCAAACAGCAGCGCCATGCGGGTGGTACCGCTCAAGATGTCCGCCCACTTCTCCGACACCCCGAGCGCGCTCAGCACGCCGAGCTTGTGCTTTTCCAGCACGCCGATGCCCGTCATGTAAGAGCCAGCGCCGCCGTAGAACGTGGACTTGCCCTCGCCCTTCAAGGCATCGCGCGTCCACCCCTGCTCCCACATATTCGAGGCCACGGCGACGGCGGCGGCGATGATGGCCGCATAAGGTGCTGCAGCCATCAAGGTACTGGTGGCGCCGCTGGCGCCTGCACCGGCCCCGCCTAGGCTGACCGCGCTGCTGGCGGTGTTGCCCACGGTCAGGCCCAGGCCACCGCCGGTGGTCAGGCCCAGCCCGCCCGTGGTGCCAGTCAGCGACAGGCCGGTGCCCACGCTGGTGGCGATACCGGTGCCGGTGGAAACCGCGCCGCCCAGGCCCAGCCAGCCGCCCAGGGTGCCGGCGATGTTGCCCAGCATGCTGTTGCCGCCCAGCAGCGAGGCCAGGCTGCCGAGGTTGCCCACGGTGCCCATCAGGCCGCCGCTGCCGCCCAGCAGCGCGCTGGCGCCGCCGGCGCCGCCGGCGCCGCCGGTGATGGCCGTGAGCAGCTGCGCGCCCCAGTTCATCACGGGCTGCAGCACGATCCGAAAGGCCGTGGTGCGCAGCACGCCCTGGATGTATTCCTTCAGGCTCTTGCCGCCTTGCATGGCGGCGTTGGTGAGGCCCTGCTCGTACTGCTCGGTGACGCGCTTGAGCTCTTTGCTTGCCTCGTCGGCCGTCTTCTTGAGCGCCTCGCGCGCCTCGCGCGCGCCGGTCAGGCTGACGATCTTCTCGCGCGCCTCGATTTCCTTTTGCAGCGCCAGCAGCGTCTGGCCATCAGCGCCGGCAGCGGCAGCCTTCTGGTAGGCCTCTTGCGCGCGCGCCAGGGCCACGCGCTCGACGGCTTCGGCCAGCGAGATGTTGGCCACGGCGGCCAAGGTGGTGGCGTGCTCTTCGTCCAGCAGCTTTTGCACCTGCTGCTCGGCGCCCTGGGCGGACTTTTGCAGCGCCTCCAGGGCTTTTTCGCGGGCGCGCTCCTGCACGCGCTCCAGCTCCTGCCAGGCCCGGACCTGCGCGTCGAGTGCCTTTTGCTCCTCGCGCGCCGCCGCCGCCATGGCCGGCTGCTTGGCCAGCAGCGTGGCCTGCAGCCGTACCAGCTCTTCCTGCTTGATCTTGCCGGCGGCGAACTGCTTGTTCAGCTCCGTCCAGTCCTTGTAGAAGGTGGACGACAAGCCGCCCAGCTCGGCCATCAGGGCGAGCTGGCGCTCTTGCTCCTTGGCGGCCTTGTTCTGCTCGGTGGTGGATTCCTTGTACTTGTCGCGGATGCCGGCCAGGACCGCGTCGAGTTCCTTCTTGTCCCGCACCTCGTCCTTGCCGGCGTCCTTGAACTGCTGGCGGGCGGCGGCCAGCTCGTCCTCCATCTTCTTGGACTTGGAGCGGGCCTCGTAGGCGCGCTGGCTCCATTCGATGCCGGCTTTTTCCTGGGCCTGGCTCTTGGCCGCAGCGGCGGCTGATTCTTCCTCCAGCTTCACCTTTTCCTGCAGCAGGCGGATGTTCTCGCGCATCCGCTCGTTGCCTTTTTCCCAACTGCCGCGCACGCCTGGCACGTCGTTCGTGGGGCCACGGGACATGCGGTCTTGCAGCTCTTGCTGTGCCTTGGACAGCTGGTCGGCCACGGTCTCCTTGCGGCCGACGTTGAGCATCTTGTTCCAGGCCCAGCCGGCGGCGTCGCCGATGGCGCGCCAGCCGCGCTCGAGCAGGCCCAGGTTGCCCCGCAGGCGATTCGTGCGCTCGTCCATGGCGGCGGCGAAGCTGCGTTGCGCCAGCTCGCCCGCTTCGTGGTGCTTGCCGCTGGCCTCCAGTGCGCGGATCTGCTCGTAGATGGCGGTGGTCAGGTAGCCATAGCTTTCGTTGAGCTTGAGCGACGCCTGCACGGGCTTGTCGCCCAGGCCGGAGAACTGCTCGGCGGTCTTCTCCACTGCCTGGCCGACTTCGCGCTCCATGCGCAGCGCGGTGGCGGTGAAGCCCTCCAGGTTGCGCGCGGCGACTTGGCCCGTTGCGCCCAGCTGCGCGACCGCGTCGGCCGCCGCTGCCTGCGTGCCCACTACCGCCGAGGCGCCGCGCGCGGCGGCCTGCATCTGGCCCACCGTCGCGCCGGCGGCGTTGCCGCTCATCACGATGGAGCGGGTGTAGGCGTCGGCCTCCTTGCTGCCCTGGTAGTAGGCCACGGCCAGCGCGCCCGCGGCGCCGGCCGCCAGCATGGTGGGGCTGACCAGGCCGGCGATGTAGCCGCCCATCGCCCGGGCGGCGGGCGCCACGCCGCCAAAGGAATCCTTGAGCTGGCCGCCTTGCTGGATGAGCACCGTCATGGGCGCCTGCCCAGACGCCAGGCCCGTGAAGATGTCGGTGAACTGCGCGGGCAGCATGCGCAGCGCGGCGGCCGTCTGCTTGGCGCTCATCTCGCCGCTCTTGAGCGTGGCGTCCATCGCCTGGCCCGAGCGCACCACGTTGGCCGCGAACGTGCTGTGCTCGCGCCCCGAGGCCTGCAGGCTGGTGATGAATTGCCCGTTGTCGAGCGTGAGAACGACCTTGACGGTCTTGCTGCTGTCCATGTTCAGGAGGGGTCGTTCAAGATGCCGGCGGCTTCGTCTTCGAGGATGCGCAGCTGGCCCAGAAGCCCGGCCCAGTCCGCGCGGCGTACGTTGCGCGCCGCCAGCGAGAGCCGGACGGCGGCGGGATCAAGGCCCTGGAACCACAGCCCCGCCATGCCGACCGAGGCAGTGCGCCACTGGCGCGCGCAGTCGAGAAACACCTCCCATGCGGCCTGGTGCTCAGGCCACAGCTCGAAGTCGCCCGATGCCGTGGTGTCGGCGCCCCATTGACTGGCGCGCGATGCGCGAGCCGCCTCGGACGCCGATAGCCCCAGGAGCGCGAAATCGGCGGCCATGTCGCCATCGCTGCACGCCTGGGTGCTCGCGCCGCTCAGGTGGTGCCGGACGGCACCTCGGAGTTTTTTGCGGCGGCCTCGCGCTTTTGGTCGGGGTCGCGCGATTGCAGGTAGGACGCGATGAAGGCGGCCTCGATGCCGGGGAAGTCTTCGACCAGCTGCGCGCGTGCGGCTGGGGTGTAGATGGCGGGCGAGCCGCCCTCGTCCTGAAAGCCGCTCCAGTCCACCAGCACCAGGTCCAGCACTTCCTTGTCGAGAATTTCTGGGGTGAAGCCGGGGTCGGCCTTGCCCTCGGAGATCGCCTGCAACCGCTCACGGTAGCGCCGGGCGTTGACCTCCAGGCGCTGGTCGAGCTCCTTGCGCTCGGTCTTCTTCAGGTGCTTGAAGCGCAGCTGGAAGTCGATGACGATGGGCTTGCCGGGTTGGTCGGGGATGACGTAGAAGGCGTCCGCCCAATAGGCGGGGCTGCGGGTGAGAACGACGGCCATGGAGGGGAAATCCTTTGCGATGGGTGGAAACGGGTGCGGGGGGCGGACCTTGGGCGTCAGACGCGCAGCGTGAGCTCGTCGTTGCCCGCCGGGCTGGGGATGAACTTCAGCGGCAGCGTGACCATCTGCACGCCGTCTTGCTCGCCGAAGGTGGGCTTGCCGATCTGTGCGCGCGGCGCGGCCACGGTGAGCGTGTTGGTGGCGCCCTGGCCGTGCACCAGCTCGAAGGCCAGCTTGGCGCCGATGAGCGCGTCCCAGTCGTGTACGCTGGCCAGGGTGTTGCGGATCGTGATCGAGCCGGTGCTGGCGCGCGCCGTGATCTCGGTGTTGTCCACCTCGGTCAGGTCCTGCTTGGTGACGGTGTTGCCCAGGTCGATGGAGAAGGCGTTGCAGGGCCAGTGCTTGGCGCCCAGCTTGACGCGGGTGTTGGCCTGGTTGACGCCCAGCGGCAGCTGGAAGTCGGGCGCGGTGGCCGGCATGGCGCCCACGGTCTCCACGGGCGTCCAGGCGCCGGTGAACTCGAAGTTCAGCCACGGCAGCTGCCGGGCGTTGCCTTCCAGCTTCACGTTGCCGGCGGCGCCGGGCATCTTGTAGACATTGCGCCCGACCACGGCGTACAGCGACAGGCTCTCGAAGGCGTCGTCCACCGGGGCGAACAGCGTGTGCGGGTCGGGGTCGGGCGCCGGGGTATTGGTGGCGGCCATGCCGCAGCCGCGCAGCAGCTTGGCGTAGCCGGGCAGGCTGCCGGCCATGCCCACGCCGGCCAGGCCGACGCGAAACGCCATCTTGCGGTAGCGGGTGACCAGCACGGACTCGTTGGCGCCGAAGTGCGGGCGCACGATGTCGTACTCCACCTCCTCGCCCTCGGTGGGCGTGATGGTGACGTTGCCGACTTCGAGGGCGTCGGCGGCGGCGGGCAGCACGAAGGTGCCGGCCGCGCTTTCGACAGCGGCCATGAGCGCCATCTGGCGCAGGCGGATGATGGGGTCGAGGGCCATGGGGCGTTACTCCTGGGGATCGGATGGGGCGCTGGGGGTGGCGCTGTGGCCGGTGCGCTCTACGAGCGTGCGCACGCCGTGCGAGCGGATGTACAGGCCGCCGCGGCCGTGGTGCTCGTCCGCCGGCGCGGCGGGCGGCGCGGGCTGAACCACGGCGGCGCCTGGATCGGCAGCGGAGGCGGCGGCGGGCGCGGGCGTGTGCTGCGGCGCGGGTTCTTGCGCTGCCGGTGTCGGGTTCTTGGCATGGGCTTTGCTCACGGGTTGCTCCTGTAGTACGTGGTCAGCTGGAAGTCGTCGGCCCACCAAAGGCGGTTGTCGGCGGGCAGGTCGAGCAGCTCGCCGCCGGCGAAGACGACGGGCTCGCCGGTGTCCGTGTCAGGCACCCAGCCGACGAGCGCCTGGCGCACCTGGCGGCGGTGGCCCTCCAGGGCGAGCACGGCATCCAGGCCCATCGCGGTGCGGCCGCTGTCGAGGGAAAAAATCACGCCGAAGGTGACGGCGACGAGCTGGTCCAGCGCGCCGGTGTGGGCCAGCTCGCGCCCCTGCTCGCTCAAGGGCACGAGGTACAGCGCCGGCACCACGCGCACGCCGCGCATGGCATCGGCCAGGCTGCTGACGCCTTCGATCTGGCGCATGCCTGGCACGCGCTCACGCAGGCGGGACAAGGCGGCCTGGAACCACATGGCGCTCAGTGGAAGTGGCGCAGCTGCGCGCGCCCGAACACCGGGGCGCTGCCTTCGAAGCGCACGTCGGTGCCGCTGGCGTTGGCGGGCGCCTGGGGGTCGGCCGCGCCCAGGTTGAGCTTGCCGGCCGCGACCTCGGCCAAGCGCCTGCAAGCGTCGCGGTAGTCGCGCGCCACGGGGTCGCGGCTGTCGTCGGTGATGCGGCTGCCGTTGAGCAGGTAGCGCGCGATGGCGCGCGCCCACACGGTGAGCAGGCTCTTGCCGGTGCTGGTGGGCGCGAGCTGCAGCGGCAGCGCGTAGCCGCGCGTGGCCAGGTAGCCGTCGATCAGTGCGGCGGCCTCAGCGATGGCGTCCTGCACGCGGCGCAGCGCCGCGTCGGCCTGGGCGAGTTCGGCCGGCGGCCAGGCGCCGCGGTCGGCGCCGCGCAGCGTGGCGTCCATGAGGGCCACGTCCACCGTCTGCGCGTCGTCGCTGGTGGCGAGCAGCGCGATTTCGCGCGGGCCGGGGCGCTCGGCGAGCTCGGCGGTGGTGACGTAGGTCATGGCAGCGGCGTGGCGCTTTTAGTTGCTGGCGGCGCTTGCCGCGTCGTCGCCGGCCAGGTCGGCGGCGGTGTCAGCGGGCACTTCGAGCAGCTGGGTGATCAGCATCGGCTCGTGCGTGAGCTGCTCGAACTGCGTGGGCGTCAGCTCGTCCAGGCCCACGTGGGTGGTGCCGTGCCAGGCGCGGCCCGCGCGGCGAAAGCCGTCGCGCTTGGGCGTGACCTGCAGCATCTGGCGCACGGCGCCTTCGGCCTGGTGGGGGCGCGCGGCAGGCGCTGCGGTGCTCTTGCCGGGGGTGGTTTTCGGGGTGGCCATGTCGGTTCGGTCCTTCGGGGCGGGTTGCGGTCAGGCGGCGAGCCAGGGGCACACCACGACCTTGGAGAGGTTGCGCATCACGTTGCTGGCGCCGCCCGCCAGGCGCTCGGCCTGCACCACTTCCAGCGCCGCCTGCTCCAGGTTGGGCGGCACCCACAGCTCGGCGCTGCGGATGACCAGCGGCTTGCCGTTGTCGCCGCACAGGCTCTGGTGCGCGGCGCGGGCGTCGGCGTAGCTCTGCACCGTGAGGGCCTCGCGCGAGGCGTAGGCGAGCTGCCACAGCCCCAGGCCGGCGTTGCCGCGCCCGTCCGCGCCCCAGACGAATTCGTTGCGGTTGAAGACGTTCTCGTCGGTGAGGCTGGTCTTGGCCGTGAAGGCGTAGTCGCGGCGCTTTTGGTACAGCACGGGCTTGATGACCTTGGTGGTGTCCAGCAGGAACCACGCGGTGCCCGTGCCGCCCTGGAAGTTGCTCGCGCTCTTTTGCGCGCCGGGCGCGCCCACCGGGTGGTCGGTGTCGAAGAAGTACTGGCCGTCGTAGCAGGGGGTGGTAAAGCCAGCGTTCAGCAGGCCAAACACCAGCTCGTCGGGGTGCAGCGCCGCGTCCTGGCCCAGCTGCTGGATCACCGGCGTGTAGATGCCGTACTGGTCGTCCTCGATCTCCTCGCGGCCCACGCCCACGGTGTTCTCGAACGTCTTGTTCTTGATGGCGTAGTCATGCACCGCCAGGTTCTGGACCTGGCGCTCGCCGATCCACTCGCGGAACTTGGTGATCTTGCCCAGCCAGCCGTACTTTTGCTCGCTGGTGGTGCTGGGCACCAGGGTGGCGACCTGGCTCCACATGGGAGCGGCCTGGGAGAAAGCGCCGCGAAACGCGCCGCTGAACGCCTGGTTGAGGATGGCGAGGTTGCTGTGGTTGATTTGCATGGGGTGAAACTCCGTTGCTGTGCTGCGTGGCCGGATCAGCGGAAGTCGACCCAGACGCCCTCGGCGTCCACGTCGAACACGCGGCCGGCGCGGCTGCGCGCGCCCGCGCCGTTGGTTTTGGCGACGGTCTGGTCATCCACGATGAAGCAGTCGCGGCCCAGGTCGGCCAGCGTGATGGCGTCGGCGGCGGCGCTGTTGGCGAAGCGCGCGGGGCGCCGGTCCAGGCGCACGCGCAGCGCGCCGGCCGCGCCCAGCGTGTTGTCGGCCGGGGCCAGGGCGCTGCCCGCGCCCACGAGCGTGGCGGACGTGCTGCCCGGCACGGCCAGGCCGGCGGCGTTGATGGCGACCAGCGCGCCGGTGAAGATGCGGGCGCCGCCGGCCACGGGCGGCTCGATGAGCAGGCCGTCGCGGCGCACGGTGTTGCGGTCTTGGGTGAGTGCTGCCATGGCTGTGGTGGTGGTTGGGTGGCGGGATCAGGCGGCGGCAGCAGCGGCGGCGCCGGCCTTGTATTGCTCGGGGGTCAGGCCCATGGCGGTGCACACGGCCAGCTCGGCAAGCGACAGCTGTGCGTCGCCCCGGGCGGTGCCGCCAGGCGGCTGGCCGCCGGTTTGCGTGCCGGTGAGGGCGGCGATGGGCTGGGCGCTGTCCAGGTAGGCGGTGAGCGCGGCGACGTCTTTCTTGCCCAGCTCGCGCGCCCAGCCTTCGAGCGCGGGCAGCAGGCGGCCATCGGCCAGGGCGGGCTGGATCAGCGCGTGCACATCGGCCTCGTGCTGGCGCGCGGTGAGCGCGGCGATCTGGCCCTGCAGCGCCGAGACGGCCTCCACGGGCACGAACCGGGCGGGGTCGGCGGGGGCCGCGCGCAGGCTGGTGGCGGCGGCGGTGACGGCTTCGGGGGTGGCGTCTGCGGGCAGCTGCAGCGCGGCGCAGGCGGCGCTGGCCACGCCGGCGCGCGCCTGCAGGGGCTGCAGGGGGCCGAGGGCCGTCAGCGCAGCGATGGCGGCGTCTTCGGTGGTGGACTCGGGCAGGCCAAGGGCGGCCAGCAGCGCCTTAAGCAAGGGGTTCACGGTGGGTTCCTGTGGAAGGTCGGGGGGCGGGAGGAAGGCCGCGGTGGCGGCGGCCACGAGGGAAAGCGGCTGCATGCCCTGGATGCCGGGGTCGTTGGTGAGCGCGCCCATCAGCACTTCGAGCACGGTGCCGTCGGCCTTGGAGTACGAGAAGACGGGGCTGAAGTAGAGGTACTCGCGCCCATCGATGGCGGCGGCGGCGCGCGCGGTCATCTCCACGGTGCCGAACAGGCCCTCGCCCTCGACCCACTCCAGGGTCCGGGGCCAGCCGGCCGCGGGCGCGGGCTGGCCGTTCTTTTCCTTGTGCAGGGTCTGGTGCTCGTAGTCGATGACGAGCGGCTTGCGCGCCAGGCGGGCATTGAAGCGCTCAATGACGCGCGCCGCGCTGGCGGCATCGATGCGCCAGGCGGGCACGTCGTCCGGGCGCGTGTCGCCGCTGCGAAACGGCCCGGCCGGGAAGTACTGCACCCGGCGCAGCAGGCCCCCCGCGCCGGCAGCCGCCTGCACGGCAAAGGTGCAGGCGGCGATGGCTACGGCGCTATGGCGGGTGCTGGGGGAAGGCATGCCGCCATGGTCGACGGCGGCAGGTGCGATGTATTGGGAACCAGGACCCTATTTGCCGCGGCCCACGACCCAGTCCAGGATGATTTCGCGGATCTCCGCGTCGTCGGCGGCGCTGATGCCCAGGAAGGGGCGCGCGGGGATGTCGACCTGGTAGGCGCCGCGCGTGACCCAGCGCTCGGTGACGGCGCGCTTGTGTTTGGCCCCGGCGAACAGCACGCGGCCGGCGACGCTGCGAAAGCGCACGCGGCGCGACTGGGCGTTGTGGCCGATGGTGCCGCCGAGCTGGTGGATGGCGGCGTACTTGGTGCTGCTGCCCACGTCCACGGTGTGGGGCCCGGTGACCTGGTAGTGGATGCCGCCGCGCAGGTAGCCGCGCAGCGTGAGCACCTTGTCCTGGTGGTACTTCTTGCGCCGGGCGTAGCGCGGCTGCAAGGGCGCCCAGGGCGTGCCGTCCGGCGCCGTCTGTGCCCTGAAGCGCTCCTGCGTGGAGCGCTGCAGGTATTCGCCCAGGCGGGGCATGAGGTCGGCCGTGCCGGGCTCGCCCAGGCGCGCGAGCATGGCGCGGGCCTGGGCGTCGTCGACAGTGGCAGTGATGCGGGTTCCGGCCATGGGGCAAAGTTCCTACAATGGTTCATCCATCGGACGGGCAGCGGCCGCCACCGCCTCCAATCCCACGTCCGGGCGGGCCAGCATGGGGCGGTGTGCTGGCCTTTTTGCTGCCTGCTTCATGGCTGCCTGCGGTACAGGCGCACGCCGATGCGGGCGTGCTCCAGGTAGTCGTCCGATGCCGCGGGGAACGCCGTGACACCGCTCCAGCCATCGGCGCCCAGTTCGAACACCGCCAGGCCGGGCGTGTTGCCCTCCTGGCCCTCGATCACGTAGCGCGCCAGATAGCGGCGGCGCACAACAGCGCGGCCCAGGGCATGCAGCCACTCCACGCGCGCCCAGATTTCGTCAGGCGCGGCCAGCGCCTGGGCCAGCAGTGGCAGATAACGTTCGCGTTCGCGCTTGAGGACTTTCCATTCGCCGCGCGCGTCCTGAAACAGCTCCTTGCCCACCACCACACGCTCGCCGATCACATCGCGCACGATGGCGGGCGCGTCGAGTGTGGCGCCGAACGCGCCCAGGAATTGCGAGACATACGCCTCGGGCGCCTGCCCTGGGGGCAGCAGCACGCTGGCCGGCAAGGTGCGCGGCGGCGGCAGCGGGTCCGGCGGGCGGCGGTTGGACAGGCCATGGCCGCCGGTGCTGCCCGGCAGGGGCGGATCGGGCCGCTCGGGCGGGATGGCGCTTCTCAGGCGCGCGCTGCCCGGCGCGTACTCGAAGCCGGGGTCGATGCCCTCGGGCACGCGCACGGTGCGCGGGCCGTTGATGCTGCGCTGGCCGATAGTGCGCTCAACGTATTGGAACTGCGGCGCCTGGTCAGGCCCGGCCTTGCCCAGGCGCGCCAGGTCGCGCGGCCACAGGCCCCGCACCGTGCAGTGGCAGCCCCAGCCGTTGGGCGGGAACATGACCTGCCAGGCGGGATCGTCTTTTTCCAGCACCAGGCCGTTCCAGGCGATGTGCTGCTCGCGCGGGTGCTGCACCCAGTCCTGGTGCTCGTACTGCCAGTACGGCGCGCCCTGCAGCTGCTGCCAGCGCCCGGCCGCGTAGCTGGTGGCCAGGTTGGTGCCGTAGAGGACGCGGCTGCGCCAGTTGCGCCCGCCGTTGTAGTCCCAGCCGTGCGTGGCGACGATGCGGTCGAAGTCGCGGCGGAAGTCCTCCAGCGTGCTGCCGCCCTCGATGGCCTTGTCCACGGCGGCGCGGAAGTCGGCCACGATGGCGTCGCGGTTGGCGCCGGCCACGACGAACGCCCAGTCGTGCTCGCGGGTGTAGATGTCGGTCCAGCCATCGGTGGGCAGGTTCAGCTTGCGCCGGAAAAATTGCGCCTGTTCGGCGAAGGGCAGCGATCCGTAGGCGGTGAGAGGCATGCAACTGGGCCGCGAAGGCGTTCATGAACGTTTACAGGCGCCGCGAGGGGGCTTGCGTAGGCAACGGAGGCCGCGGCGCCACTCAGCGGCTTCTACGGGCCGTGGCGGTCAGCCCGCCGCCGCCTCTTGCATGACCTCGTAGCGGCCGGCCATTTCCGCGGCGCGTAGGGCCACGGCCATCGCCGCGGCGTACTGGTCCAGCGTCATGCCGGGCAGCAGCGCATCCAGGCCGTCGCGGATCTCGTCGAGCGATTGCGCGCGCGCCACCAGCTCGCGTATCTGGTCGATCCAGGCACCCACGGCCGGGGCCAGGTTGTCCGCCAGGCGGGGCTGCATCTGCACGGGCGGGGGCAGGCCCTCACCCCGGCCCACTCCCAGGGGGAGAGGGGGTGAAGTCAAGGCGGCGGAGGTGGCGGCGGGGGCCTGGGCGGGCATGAGCACCGGCTCGTTGCCCTGGGCGGTGGGGATACCCAGGCGCTCGTGCACCCACCATACGGGCGGGCGCACGCCCAGGTTGACCAGCGCGGGCAGGCCCTGGCTGAAGGCGGTGAGGTCCTCGCGCTCTTGGGTCTTCAGGCGGAACTGGGGCAGGCGGCGCAGGCCGTGCGGCGCCAGGCCATTGAGCGAGGCGACGGCCAGCACCAGGTCGCGCGTGAGGGTGGCGTTGGCCTGGCGGATGTCGCCGTCGCGCAGGTCCTTGCGCACTTCGTTGTGCACGTTGCCCAGGGCGTTGGTGCTGGCCTGGCCGTCGGCGCCGCTGGTGAGTGTGCCGCCGAGGATGACCTTGGACTGGTTGCGCTCGCACCACTCGATCATGGCGGTGAAGGCCTTGGGGTCGCCCGGGGCCACGTCGTGGAACTCGATCAGCATGCCCTCGGGAATGATGCCGCTGGCGCTGTGGCCGATGGCCGAGAGCGCGCGCAGCAGCGTGGCCTTTTCCCTGTCGCTGGCGTTGGGCGGGTACTTCCCCAGGCGCAGCACGCCGATCAGCTCCAGGAACTCGGCCAAGTCGCCCACGCTGTAGTTCTTGAACAGGTAGGTCCACACCAGCTGGCGAAACAGCGCGGCGCGCTCCAGGTAGCCGCTCTTGGCCTTGTGCAGGTGGGTGATCCAGCCGAATGGCGTGAGCGGCTCGCCCAGGATGCCGTCCACCACCGCGCCGCTGCGCAGGCGCAGCTCCTGGCGGTAGCCGCGGTGCAGCGTGAACCAGGACTGCGGGCGGTGCGTGATGGTCTTGGGCACCCACAGGCGCTCGACCTGGTGCCACTCGATTTCCAGGCAGGCGTAGCCCTTGCCAATGGCGTCCGTGAGGTCGAAGACCATGTCCTCAAGGTCGGGCACTTCCATGAGCAGCTCGCCGAGCTGCGCGGCTATTTTCTTCTCGGCCGCGTCGGCGCCCTCGGGCGGCACCACGTCCCAGTCGAGCACGCAGGCGCGGCGGCGCTTGCCCATCTCGGCGGCGATGTGGCCGTCTTTTTCCTCCATGTCCTCGAACAGCTCGAACTGGGCGACCAGGTCGCCGGCTTCGGCCGCGTCCAGGATGCGGGCCAGGCACGAGGGGGTCAGGCCGCGCGTGGGGTGCATCTGCAGCTCGCGCTGCAGATGCAGCAGGCGCGAGGTCTGCGGCTCACGCAGCTCGGGCATGGGGATGGGCTGGCCGTCGGGGCCGAGGATGCGGGAGGTTGCCATTGCAGCGTGGGTCTCTACCAGGTAGCGCGCGGCTCGACCAGGCCGAGGTAGTCCTCGGCCTCATCGTCCGGGCCGGCCGCGCCGAGGTTGTCGAAGCCGCGCGGCAGCGCGGGGGCGGGAGTGAAGTCGATGGAGGCGCCCAGGTTGAGCGTGGCGAACCAGCCCAGCGCGAGCATGGAGGCGCTGTCGCCGTGGCGCAGCAGGTCGGGGTCCTTGACGTCCTTGCGGCGCACCTTGGCGACCATGGGGATGCCGTCCACCTCTTCGATGGCGCGCAGGTCCTGGGCGAAGTTGGGGTCGGCGGGGATGTCGAGCATTCCGTCCTCGAAGCCCTGCACCAGCTTGGGCATCCAGGTGCCATACCAGGCCCGGCTGAACTTGACCTGGTGCACATGCGTGTGGCCGAACTCGTCGGCCGTCTCCTCGGCCAGGGCTTCGCCATTGCCGCCGGCGTCCATGGCGCCGCCGCAGCGCCGCGGCAGCCGCCTGATGGCGTGCCACGTGATCTGCTTTTGCTGGGCATAGGGCACCTTGTGCATTTCGATGCACAGCGGCACGCGCCGGCGCATGCCCATGCCCAGCGCCATGGCGCCCCAACTGGAGAAGTCGCGGTGGCGCGCGTAGTCGTGGCAGAACACGTGGCGCTCATGCGGGTCGAGCAGCGCCAGGGCCGGATCCAGGTGGCGCGCGATCCAGTCGGCCACCCAGGCCTCACGCTCGGGCGGGCTGTTGCGCACGAAGTCTTCGTCCAGCGCCAGGCGCAGCACCCGCTCGGGCGGCAGCACCATGGCCTGCTCGATCCACACGCCCGGCAGGCACAGGCCATTGCCGTCGCGCGGGATGGCGTCCAGCTCCTCGCGCATGGCGGCCTTGCGCACGCCGTAGCCGTTGCGGATCTTGGTGTACCAGGCCTGTTTGCCCTCCACCGTGGGTGGGGTTCCTTTCATGAAGCACACGCGCTCGTACAGGCCATTGGCCACCGCGTCGTCGAACGTGACGGTGGCCACGCGCGCGTCGGCGCCGTAGCGGCCGGCCTCGATGTCGCGGCAGAACTGGGCGAAGGGGTTGGCCTTGCCGTTGTGCGAGCTGATGACGGTGATCTGCCCGCCCCAGATCAGCAGCGCGGTCGCGGCGTCGAGCACGCCCTGCACGTCGGGGTGGAAGGCCGCCTCGTCGATGACCACGTGGCCCTGCAGGCCGCGGATGTTGGCCGGGCGGCTGGACAGCGCGCAGACCTGGAAGCCGGAGGCGAAGCGGATGCGGTAGGCGGTGATGTGGCGGGTCTTGCCGCTGTCGTCCTGGTCTTCGAACAGGAATTCCTCGACGCCGGAGACGCCCTGGCCCTGCGCCTGGGCGATGACGCGGGCGAACTTGGCGCAGTAGCCGATGGCCTCCAGGCCCTTTTCCTTGGTGTCGCCGATGTAGTAGACGTTGTCGCCGCCGGCGCTCTTGCGCGCGGCGGCCACCAGCGTCTTGTCGAGCATGGTGCCGAAGGTGATGCCGGTGCGCCGGCCCTTCGGGACCGCGACGATGGCCGCCTGGATGGCGGCCACCTCGCGCTGGTGCTTCATGAGCACGCCGTCGGCCAGCGGGTCGAAGCCTTCGGGAATGGCGCGCACGCTGGCGGGCAGGTCGTCCCATTCCAGCGTGCGCAGGGTGGAGCCCAGGGGCTTGATGGCGTTCATGTCAGGCCCCGATGCCCAGGAACTTGCGGCGCCAGAAGTCCACCTGGTCGGCGTCCATGCCCTGGGCCTTGGCGACCTCCTGCAGGTTGGCCTCCTGCTCGGCCAGCAGCTTCTTGCGCGTGGCCTCCTCCACCTTGGCCTGGAACTCCTTCAAGTTGATGCTGGAGCGGGTGAGCGTGGCGATGTTCTTGGCCGCCTTGGACAGCAGTGCCACGCGCTCGCCGGGGTCGGCGCGCTCGCCGACCTCGCCGGGCTCGTCCGCCTCCTGCAGCGCCAGGATGGCCTCGAACAGCTCGGTCTGCACCATGGCGGTGAGGGCCTCGCTGCGCGCGTCCTTGTCGTCGCCGGCGTGCTGCTGGATGAGGCGTGCGGCTTCGGTGCTGGCGCGGATGGCCGACAGGCGCCGCTCCAGCTTCTGGCCGTAGCGGCCCACGGCCGAGCGGCTGGGCAGGCTGCCCGAGCGCGCGGCGGCCGGGTAGCGCTGCTGCAGGTCGGCGATCAGCTCGCTCAGCGTCACGCCGCCCGAGGCGAGCATGGCCTGGATGTAGGCCTTGATTTCCGGATCGAGCCGGTCGATGGAGCTCTTGCGGCCCATGGCTCACCAGTAGCGCGCGGGGCGGGCAATGCCCGGCTCGCAGGCGATGGTGTACTCGGCCAGGTCCACGCCGATACGGGTGAGCTCGGCGAACCAGCGCCCGCAGGGCTGCTTGTCCAGGCGCACCAGCTCGCGCCCGTGCAGGTAGTCCATCTCGCGGCGCAGCTCCAGCGGCGTGGCGTCGGGGTACTCGGACTGGGCGACCGAGAGCACTGGGCCTTCGAACGCGCCGATGGGGCGGGCGTTGTTGAGCGTGAGGATGATGAGCCAGCGCAGGTTCTCGCGGCGGATGCGGGCGGTGTCGATGGTGGGGCTCATGGGCTGCCTCGGTCGTTGATGGCGGCAACGCGCAGCTGGGCGTTGTCGATCTTGGTGGCCAGGCCGTCGAGCTTGGCCTCGACGATGGACTGGCCGCGCACGTAGTCCTCGCGGCGCACGTAGTGCAGCGGCAGGTCGGCCTGCAGGCGCAGGAAATCGCGCTCCAGCCGGGTGATGCCCGCGGCCTCGGCCTCGCGCGCCTTTTGCAGCACGTCGAAGCGTTCGTTGATGCGGGTTTCGAACTGGGAGGCGATCAGGCGCCCGGCGGTCAAGATGATTCCGGCAAAGCCGGTCAGCAGCGTCAGCCCGAAGCCGAACAGCTGCCAGAAATCCACCTGCAGCGTCATCGCGTTCCTCTGGTTCTTTCCTGGCGTGCCTGGCAGTCCACGCACAGCTGGCAGCCGGGCAGCGCGGCGCGGCGCGCCGGGGCAATAGGCTCGCCACAGCCCAGCTCGCCACCCGAGCGCTCGCCGCAGAAGTGGGCGGAGTCGGCCACCGTGCGGCCGGCCAGGCCGGCGCGGCGGGCGTGGGCGCGCAGCGCGTCTGCCAGCAGCTCGGCCTCGCGCGCCTGGGCGCGGTCGATGTCGTCGGTCAATCGCGGCTCCTTGCGGCCACAGGCCCCGAGCTCGGCGCGCTGCCCGCGCGGCACACGCGCAGGGCAAAGTCCTGCAGGCCGGTCACCTGGTCGCGGAGTCCGTCAGCCTCTGCTGCCAGCGCTTGATACGCGCCTGCGCTTTCTCCGAAAAGCTCTCTCGCGGCGGTGGCTTCGCCAGCGCAGGCGGCAAGGCCGGCATCTCCTGCCGGGTAGGGATGGGGGCGGCTGTTGAGGCGGTCAATCTCGGCGCGCAGGCCGCGCACAGTGGCGGCAGCAGCAGCATCGCGAGCGTGGCGCGCAGCCTGGGCTTGGGCGTCTTCATGGGCGAGCCTTTCGGCGTTACGGAACTTGGTGGCGTTGTCGCGCGCGGTGGCAGCATTGCGCTGGGCCTCTTGCGCATCCCAGGCGGCCTGCACGCGGGCGGCGCCGCGCGCGTCGCCCTGGGCGATCAGATAGGTCTTCAGCCAATGGGCGCCTGCGATGGCGCTGGCCACCAGCATGGCCAGGGCGATGGCACGGGTGCTGACGGTCACAGGCCGGGCCCCCACGCCGCGTAGCGCGGCTGCAGCACCACCAGGATGCGCTGGGGGTAGCCCAGGTTTTCCGCGCAGTGCACCGGGGCTCGCCTGGCCCTGCCGCACGCGGCATCGACCTGGGCGGGCGTGGGCTGCGCGGCCCCGGTAGCCGCCGCCTCCGCCTGCCAGTGGCCCAGGCCGCCGTTGTAGGCGCGCAGGGCGACGTGCATGCGCTCGCGCGGCGTGTAGCGCGCGGGGGCGCGGTCATACAGCCAGCGGTCGTAGGTGACCAGGGCGCTCAGCGCCCAGGCGGGGTTGAAGGGCTGCTGCGCGGCAAGATGCGGGTGCAGGCCGGCGATCCAGCGCGTGGTGGCGGGCATGAACTGCGCCATGCCCTGCGCGCCCACGCGGCTCACCGCATCGGCGCGCCAGGCGCTTTCCTGGTGCACCTGGGCGGCGAACACGGCCACCGGCGCGTCCAGGCCCCAATAGGCATGCGCCGTGCGGATCAAAAGCCTGCGGTAGCGCGCCGCCTCTTGAGGTGCCTGCGCGCCCGCGGACGCCAGGCCCGTGGTTTGCGCGTGGGCCGCCGGGGCCAGGCAGGCCGCCAGCGCGCACAGCGCCACCAGCAGCGCGGCCAGCGCCAAGTCCTTGAGGGCTTGCCGCATCACAGGCCCGAGGCAACGCCCAGCACCACGCAGCCCACCACCAGGGCGCGGCGCAGCATGGCGGCGGTGAAGGCGCGCAGGTGGCTCGCGACGACGGGGTAGTCGACCTCGCCCACGGGCTCGTCGGTGCCGTAGCGCCAGTCGCGCACCAGGTAGCCGTCAGGGCGGGCGTAGGGGAACAGGGCGCGGTCGAGCCAGTAGCCCAGCACGGCGGCCAAGGCGACGAGGGAGGCCTTGTAGAGCACCACCGGCAACTGCGGGGGCGCGATGATGGCGATGGCCACCAGCAAGCTGGCGGCCAGGAGCAGCCAGGTGGTGGTGCGCGGCACGCGCAGCCACGCGGGGATGAAGTCTCTCACGGGCGGTCCTTGGCGGATGAAGGCGATGGGGGAAAGCCATCAGTCTTGCCGCGAGGACGCGCTGTGTATTGGGAACCAGGACCCTGTTTTCGCTAGGACTTCAGTCGGGCGTGAGCATGCGCTCGCCCAGATAGAACAGTCCCCAAAAGGTCACAAACGTCATCTGGAAGAGTGCAAAGGAAAATACCCCCAGGCCCAGCCAATGCAAGTAGGTCACGGCCGCTGGCCAAGACTGCTTGAGCGCGGGAGCCAAGACCACGACCGCGATGGCACCAATGCTGAAGAGGAAACTCAATGCCGTGAGGTAGGCAAACATCGACGTCAGAAAGCGCCGCCGTGTCGCCGGCACACTTTGCATCCCCGTGTTGTACTTGATGTACATGGTGGGAGCTGGGCTGGGCATTTCCCGGTCGAGGTGGGGACTGTTGAAGGATGACACCGCCGCCAGAGCGGCGATATAGAAGCCTGCCAAGGTCTGGATAAAGCCCAGGAAGCGGTCAAGCAACCCATCCTTTCCAAACACGTTCACGCTGCTGCCCAGCCAGCCGATCGCCAATAGCGCCATGAGCGCCGCCAGCAGCGGAAGCAGCCAATTCACCCATAACGGCACTCGTGAAGGATGCCGGATAGTGAGGAATGAAAAGGGCCTGACAAGATCCAGCATGGTGGTTGCAGCTTATGAGGGCACCGACTGGAGTAACGGCTTCATCCCGGCCAGGATGATGGGGCTGAGCGTTTCCTGCTGAGCCTCCACTTCAGTGTCCAACTCGATGTGGTCTTTGAGAGTGAATGCCGCGTCCAGGTCGTTGATGTTCAGCGTGGCGCTGGTCTTCTTGCCAGCCACTGTTTTGTAGTGGATGCGCAGCTTGTCAAAGCCAGCCCCTTCCCGGCTTTGTACGAAGGAGCGTACCGCATTGATGATGCGCGCGCCAGTGACTGCCTTAGGCACGGTGGCCTGGACACTGACGCTGCGTTCGGTGATCTGCAAATTGCCTCCGGTGTCGAACTGGGTGCGCTGGCGTGCAATCAAATCCATTGCCTCGAATTCGCCAGATTGCAGGGCATTTGCCAGCGTCTGCCCTTGGTGGGCATAAGCGGTAAAACCGTAGGTCACCTCGTATTGCTCTGGCTTGCCGTTTGCGTCCTTGGCCCCGGAGGGAACGTCGAAGTGAAACAGCGCCCTGTTGCGACGGTGTTTGGCAGCTTCCCGGGACAATGCCCTCAGCAAAGTTACGACGTCTTTCGCGCAGACGCCTGCTTGCATGGTGAGCAGCATCGCTGCGGTTCTGCCATCCGCGTTGGGGCGAACCAAAACATGGGCCGAAATCTCGATGCCTTCCGCCTTGGTTTTGCCCGCCTTGCGCAGCCTCGCTGTGGCCAGGTCACGCAGGGCAACATCAGACAGCGCAGCATTGGCTTTGCTGATCAGCAGCTCGTAGCAACTATTGGCCTGGTCGTAATTCCAGTCTGCGAGAACCGTGTGCAGATGGGGTGACCGGCGGATGGTCTGCGGCAGCTTGCTGCGGGTTGCCAGTTGGGCGAAACACTTGAGCAGGTCTTGCAGCGCGGCGCAGGAGGGGTGTTGGATGGAAGCTCTGCCCTTGGCATAGGAGCGCAGATGAATCTCGTAGAAATGCACGGTGCGTTTGCGAAGTGGCAAAGACATTTTTTTCCTTTGTTCGCTTTCAAATGCCCGTAAACGTCGGCGGGTGCGATGCGTCCACGCAGTACCGGTTCCAGTACACGCTTTCATAGACCGTGGCTGGCATGCCCGCTTTCCTGGAATCGGGGGTTGCGCGTCGGTCTGCCGGTTCCACCTCTGCGGTGACGGTGTCCTGGGTGTTGAACTTGCTGTCGAAGGACTGCAGCACGACGAAGCGATCGCCTCCGGTGTACGTGCCGAAGCTGTTCTTGCCGTCGACCACGCCGCAGACGGCGATGCGGCGTGTATTGGGCAAAGTGGATGGCGCGTCTACCGTGTAGACATCGCGGAACTTGGCCGAATCGGGGTCCTTCATGCGGGCCGCGATGACCTTCTGAGCGCTCCAGCGCGCTTGGTCTTCATCGGAGCCACACCCGACCAGCCCGCCCAGCAGTCCGGCCGACAGCAAGAGCACGAAGTGCCCTGCCGTGCTGCGTGTTGATGCCTCTACAGGCCTATCCATGGTCTCCTCCCAACGCCGTAGCGCTACTGATGAATTTCTGCGTCATTGGCCGCCACGCGCGGTCTTCTTGCGGCCTGCGGCCGCTGATTGCGCCTCGAGATCGGCCGCGCGCTCGATGTGGCGCCTGCCTTCCTCGTCCGTGGCCTCGTAGTTCTGCACCAGCGCGCGCACCCGGGGCGGCAGCGCTGACGGTGGGGCTGCTGCTTGGCTGCGCTGGCCGGTGAGGATGTAGTTCACATCCGCACCACACACGGTCATCAGTGCTAGCAGCGATTGCCCGTCTGGCAAGCGCTCGCCGGCCTCCCACCGTTCGACCGTTTTCCGGTTCACACCAAGACGCTCGGCAAACGCGCTCTGCGTTGTCTCGCCCCTCAGTGCGCGGATACGCCTGCCAGCAGCTGCAAATTCTTTTTCTTCAGACACAAAAGTACCTTGCTTATGGTCTCTTTAAGTACCATAATCACATCCCACAAGTTCACACAACCCAGCACTAGCGCCTACTAGTGCCCACACAACAGGACGCACCGCCATGCCCCTCAAGACCCGCAAGCAGGTCCGCAGCGAGTTCGCCAGCCGTGGCTGGTCGTACTCGGGCTGGGCCAGGCAGCACGGCTATTCGGCCGCGCTGGTCATCGACATCGTCAACGACGACGACCGCAACCCCAAGCGCAAGTGCGTGCGCGGCGAGAGCCACAACATCGCCGTGGAGCTGGGGCTCAAGGCCGGCCAGATATCCCGCGGCCAGGCGCCCCGCTTTCAGTTCGCGGCGGCATGAGCGGCATGTCCAGCAACGATCTTACTGGCGCTGACAGCGGCGCACGTGCCTTGCGCCGCGAGCCGTTCACCGGCTCCCTGAGCCTGGCTCCCCTGGGCGGTACAGCTCCTGCACAGCGCGCAGTTCTTCCCAGCCCGGCGCCGCTTCATCAATCGACTGTGCAATCCGGCGCAGGCCCCGCGCACTCAGCGGGCGGACAGGCTCCTCTTTGTCCAGCCTGTCGGCCAGCAGTCGCATCTCCGACGCCAACGCGGAGGCCTCAATGATGCGTGTGCGGTGCAGTTGCCCCACCAGCACGCCGAAGGCGCGGTACAGCGCATCGTCGCTGTCGCTGAGTCGGATGAAGTCGTCGTCGTCCATGTCGGGTCTCCCATGTGGTGCTGGGGCCGCACTCTATGGCCCGCAGGCCCTTGCGGCGCGGGCCAATCCAGCCATTTGTTTGGATGCCCAGCGCGCGGGGTGCCGCCAATGACGCGCCGCAATTGGAAGGCCGTGCAGCCCACCAGCCTGCGCCACGCGCTGGAGCTGTGCAAGGACCACGCCCGCGAGCGGCTGAACAAGAGCGTGGAGCGCATCGCCGACGACATGGGGCTGGCGGACCACTGGGTGCTCTACAAGTACCTGCAAAAGGGCAGCATGCCGGCGAACCTGATCCGGCCCTACGAGCTGGCGTGCGGCATCGACTTCGTGACGCGCTGGCTGGCGGGCAGCGGCGGGCGGCTGCTGGTGGAGGTGGCCACCGGCCGCAAGCTCAACCACGCGGACATCGTGCAGCTGCACGAGCACTTCGCGGTGGCGATCAAGCTGCTGAGCGACTTCTACGCCAGGCCCCAGGACCCCACGGCCGCCCTGGCCGCGCTCACCACCCACATGGAGCACGTGGCCTGGCACCGCCAGAACGTGGCCCAGCACATCCACCCCCAACTGGAGCTTTGACCATGAGCAACCCCCAACACCATCAGCCCGCCCGCCGCGCGCTGCGCCTGCTGTGGGCGCTGCAGGGCCATGCGTTCGATGGCCTGCGGCTGAAGCAGGTGGCCCAGGCGCTGCAAGTGGCGCCGCCCATGGCGCTGCGCGACCTGGAGCTGCTGGCCGATGAGGGCGTGGCCGAGCGCATCCCCGGCAACGAGGAGTGCTGGCGGCTGACGCCGAAGCTGATCCAGCTGGCCCGCGCCCACGACGACGAGCTGCGCCGCGTGCGCCAGCGCATTGACGACATCGACCAGCGCTACACGCGCGCCCTTTGATCACCACAACCCGAAGAGGAAACACGACATGGCAGGACGCAAGGCAATGGCACCCGCGGCGCAGGCAGGCCCGGACTTCGTGGGCGCGACGCCGCCCGAGATGGCGCAGCAGGAGGCCGGCGCGCGCGGCGCCCTGGCGCTAGTGGAGGCCAAGGCCACCGCCATGGCGCAGGAGCTGGGCTATGAGGGCGCGCTGACCGTGGGCACCCTGGAGGACGAAATCCGCTTCTATCAGCGGCGCACGGTGGAGGCCATCCTGGAGACGGGCAAACGTCTGCTGCTGCTCAAGGAAGTGTCTCCGCATGGCGAATTTCAGCAGCGTGTCGAGCTGCTGGGCTTTAGCGGCCCGACCGCCAGGCGTTTCATGCAAGCAGCCGCCAAGACGTCCAAATCGCTCAAATTGAGCGTTTTGAGCACCCAGGTCAAGAACGCAAGCGCCTTCCTGGAGTTGGTCACCCACGACGATGACGTGCTGGAGAACCTGCAGGAGATGGACGACATCGACCGCCTGAGCGCCAGCCAGCTGCGCGAGCGGCTGCGCCAGGCGGAGCAGGATGTGAAGTTCGCCAATGACAAGCGCGGCCGCGCCGAGGAGCGCGCGGACAGGGCCGAGCGGCAGCTGGAGGGCCATCGCCCGGTGGTGGCGCCGCTGGACGAGCGCATCACGCCGTTCCAAGCGGAGATCACCGAGCGGCAGTCGCTGATCGAGAAGGGCATCGCCGCCCACCACGAGGCGGCCGTGGCGCTGGAGCGCTGGTGGACGGAGGAGGTGACGCAGGCCGACGGCTACGACCCTGAGGCGCCCGTGCCGCTGCCGCGCAGCGTGGCCCTGGTGGCGCTGCATCTGCAGGACGGCATCAACCGCCTGGCCGAGATGGTGGGCGCGGCGCAGCATGCCTTCGAGGAGCGCTTCGGCGATGAGCTGCTGGAGGCGCGCCAGTACCTGATGCAGACCCCCGAGGCAGCCGATGCAGCCGCATGAGGTGGAGGGCGATATGGCCGCACTCTCCCCTGAAGCATGCGAGTACGTGCGCCAGCTGGCGCGGCGCCTGGAGGGTGCCGAGCATGGCACGGGCACGCAGATGGTGCGCGAGGCGGGCCAGTTCCTGGGCCTGTCGGTGCAGACGGTGTACCGGCACCTGAAGGGCGTGGCCGGCTGGTCTTCGGGCCGCAAGGCGCGCAGCGACAAGGGCACGACCAGCGTGTCGGCCCAGGCGCTGGTGACGCTGGGCGCGGCGCAGCGCGAGGCGGTGCGGGCCAATGGCAAGCAGACGCTGTTCACGACGACGGCGCGCGGCATTCTGGAGCAAAACGGGCACGGTTTCGGGGTGAGCAACGGGCAGCTGAACCGGCTGCTGCGCGACCGCAAGCTGAACGTGGCCGCCCAGCGTGTGGCGGACCCCGTGCAGGCGCTGCGGGCGCCGCACCCGAACCACACGCACGAGGTCGACCCGTCGCTGTGCCTGGTGTATTACCTGCGCGGGCGCCAGTACATCATCCGCGACGACGAGTTCTACAAGAACAAGCTGGACGGCCTAGCGAAGGTGAAGTTCAAGTGCTACCGCTACGTGGCCTATGACCGGGCGAGCGCCTGCGTGGTGCCCTGGTACACGGAGGCGGCGGGCGAGGACCAGCACAACCTGTTCCGGTTCCTGATGTTCGCCTGGGGCCTGCAGGGAGGCCGGCCGCTGCACGGCGTGCCGCGCCACCTGCTGTGGGACAAGGGCAGCGCCAACACGTCGGCGGCGGTGCGCTCGCTGCTGGATGCGCTGGGCGTGCGCCACCTTACCCACGAGGCGGGCAATGCCCGCGTGAAGGGGGGCGCGGAGAACGGCAACAACCTCGTGGAGACGCAGTTCGAGAGCCGGCTGCGCTTTGAGCCGGTGGAGGACGTAGGGCAGCTGAACGCGGCGGCCTTTGCCTGGGCCAATGCGTACAACGCCAACCTGATCCCTGGCCAGGACACGCGCCTGCGCCGGCCTGGCCTGGCGGCGCCCGTGGCGCGCTACGACCTGTGGCAGCGCATCACGGCCGAGCAGTTGCGCGTGCTGCCGCCGCTGGAGGTGTGCCAGGCGTTCATGCGCAGCAAGGAAGAAGAGCGCCAGGTCAAGCCGGACCTGTCGATCACGTTCCGCCACCCGGCGGCGCAGCGCACGCTGGCCTACAGCCTGCGCGGCTTCGATGGCATCAACGTGGGCGACACGGTGCTGGTGCGCGGGCTGGTCTATGGCGAGTGCGCGGTGCAGGTGCAGGTGGCGCGCTACGACGGCGAAGCGCTGGTGTACCGGGTGGAGCCGAACGTGGAGTTCGACGCCTTCGGGCAGCGCGCCGATGCGGCCGAGATCGGCGCCGAGTTCAAGCGCGCGGCCAAGACGCAGGCGGAGCATGCCGCGTCGGCCATGGACGAGACGGCGTACCCGGGCCTGACGCAGGACGAGGTGAAGGCGGCGCGCGCCAAGCGCGCGGCGCCCTTCGAGGGGAAGCTGAACGCCCATGGCTACCTGCGGGATGTGGAGCTGCCGGCCTATCTGCCGCGCCAGGGAACGGGCATCGACACGCCCGCGCATGCCGCGCCGGCCGGGCCGGAGCTGATCGACGCGGTGACGGCGATGCTGCGCATCGTGGGCGCGATCGGCCGCCATCTGTCGCCGCAGGAAAACGCCTTCTTCATGAAGCGCTACCAAACGGGCGTGCCCGAGGACCAGGTGGCTGCGCTGGTCGCGCAGTACCAGGCGCTGGACATGGCCGACGAACCCCTGCGGGCCGCTGGCGGCCTGCGCGCGGTGTGAGGTGCTGGCGATGATGAATTTGCCGCAAGACCTGGCCGTCGTGGGCAGCAACCAGTCGCAGCTGGCGCGCCACATCGGGATTTCGCGCGCGGCGGTGACGCAGATCGTGAAGTACCGCATCTGGCCCAGCACGCGCGGGCTGCACGAGGCGCTGCTGCGCAGCAGCATCTCGGCCTATCTGATAGCCAAGGGCCTGCCCGCCGAGCGGCTGGCGCGGACCTTTGACGAAGCACCTGCAGCCGCGCGCGCCAACGCGCAGCTGCAGGCGATGGCGCAAGCCAACAACTCCGGCCCCCAGCCCGGCCCTAACCAAGAAGAGGACCCTTTCATGCTACTACGGCACCATTCCCTTACGCCTGCCGCCCGGCAGCACTTCAAGGTGCTGCGCGATCCGTTCGTGAACGAGTTGAACGAGGATGCGGACGTGTACATCACCGAGGACATCCGCTACGTGCGCGCGGCGATGCGCCACACGGCCAAGCATGGCGGCATGCTGGCGGTGGTGGCCGAGTCGGGCGGCGGCAAGTCCACGCTGCGCCAGGACCTGATCGACTGGATCAACACCACCGGCGAGCCGATTACGGTGATCGAGCCCTATGTGATCGGCATGGAGGACAGCGAGCGCAAGGGCAAGGCGCTGAAGGCGACGGACATCACGGGCGCGGTGATCCGCGCGGTCTCGCCCGGCACGCCGCTCAAGCAGGTGCTGCAGGACCGCGCGGCGCAGATGCACAACATCCTGCGCGGCAGCGCGCAGGTGGGGCGCCGGCATGTGCTGGTGATCGAGGAGGCGCACGCGCTGGCGGTGCCCACGCTCAAGCACCTCAAGCGCTTCTATGAGCTGCAGGATGGCTTCAAGAAGCTGCTGGCCATCATCCTGGTGGGCCAGACGGAACTGGAGAAGAAGCTCAGCGAGCACAACCCCGAGGTGCGCGAGGTGGTGCAGCGCTGCGAGATGGTGAAGCTGCCGCCGCTGGACAACCATGTGGAGGGTTACCTGCGCCACAAGCTGGAGCGTGTGGGCCTGAGGCTGGAGGCGGTGTTCGCGCCCGATGCGGTGGAGGCGATCCGCGCCACGCTGCGCCAGTCGGTGACGGAGACGGTGCGCGGCCAGCGTACGGCGCGCGAGCAGTCGCTGTGCTACCCGCTGGCGATCAACAACCTGGTGACGCGGGCCATGAACGAGGCGGTCAAGATCGGCGCGCCGCAGGTGAATGCGGCGCTGATCCAGGCCGCGGTGCGCGGGGGCTGATCGTGCACAGCTACCACGTCACCATTCACATGCCGGACGGCTCGCACGGGGTGCATTGCGCCCTGTATCCGCACGGCGGCGCCGCCGCGGAGCGCGCCATCGTGCTGTTCCCCGATGCGGCCCGCATCGAGGTGATGCGCTTGGCCACCGTGCTCTTGCACGGCCCGCGCCAGCCGCGCCCGTGCCGGGAGGCAGCATGAAGGGCCGGCCGCGCCACTACTTCGCCCCGGGCACGCTGGTGCGCTGCCCGGCACGGGTCAGGGGCCGCACGGTGCGCGCCGTGGCCGCCTGGCTAGGCGCCGCCGCGCTGGCCGCTGTGGCCGCGCTGGCCTGGAGGCCGCTGCCATGACGGACTGGTTGGATACCTGCCCGGTGTGCGGCGCCCAGGAGAGCCTGGACGTGAAGCTGGCCCGGATGATCGACGACCCGCAGGTGCGGGGCCTGGTGGCGGACGTGCTGCGCCTGTCGCTGCCGCTGGGCGAGCGGCTGCAGCGCTATCTGCGCCTGCACAAGCCGCCGAAGCAGCGCCTGCGCATTGGCCGGGTGCGTGAGTTGGTGGTCGAGCTGGTGGCGGACATGACGGGCGGCACGGTGGAGCGCCATGGCCGGGCCTGGGCGGTTACGCCGCAGGACTGGGAGACGGCGTTCGACGCTGTTTTTCTGGCTGTGAGGAAGGGCACGCTGCAGCCGCCCCTGCAGGGCAATGGCTACCTGTACCAGGTGCTCACCCGCATGGCAGATGAGGCGGAAGCCGCGCAGGAGCAGCAGCGCGAGCAGGAGCGGCGCGCGGCCCACCGGGCCCACGCCAGCGACGCGCCCACCAGGGCCGGCGCGCTGCTGGCCGGCGCGGGCAGCGCGCTGCCCGGCGCCGCGCCGCGGCCCACGACCGCAGCCGCGGCGCCCCTGCCGGGCACGTCACCGACCGTGCGCGCCATGCGCGCGGCTATCCAGGCCAAGAAAGGCGAGCAGCCATGAACCGTCCCACCCAGCAAGAGCAGCAGGCCGAGGAGCTGCAGCTGCTCGTAGAGCTGCTGGCCACCCTGCGGGCTAAGCGCCGGCGCACTGCCGCCGTCCTGTCGGTGCTGCGCACGCTGTACCACGGCACTGCGATGCAGTTGCCGCCCGATGGCATCAGTGCCGCGTCGTTCGTGGCTGCCCAGCTCGCGGGCGACCTGGCCAGTGCCGCCGCCCAGTCCGATCACCCCGGCGCCAGCGCCGCCGTTCACTGAAAGACCCACCATGGCAACCCGTTTGAAGAGCAAGACCCTGGCGGCAGTGCCGCAGAGCAAGAACGACTGCGCCGAATCCATCCGCCTGCTGGGCGAGTTGCAGCGGCAGTTCGAGCGTGAGCGCGCGGCGATGAATGACGCGATCGGCGCGATCACCCAGCGGTACCAGCCGGTGCTGTCCGCGCTGCAGCAGCGCATCGACGCGCTGCAGGGCGGCGTGCAGGCCTGGTGCGAGGCACACCGCACCGAGCTGTGCGGCGCTGGTGACCGGCTGGGCAAAACGGCCCATCTGGTCACCGGCGAGGTGAGTTGGCGCCTACGGCCGCCCAGCGTGTCGATCCGCGGCACGGATGCGGTGCTGGACACGCTGCTGCGCATGGGCTTGGGGCGCTTCGTGCGCGTGAAAAACGAGCCCAACAAGGAGGCCATGCTGAACGAGCCGGATGCAGTGCGCGGCATCGCCGGCATCAACATCGTCACCGGCGTGGAGGACTTCGTCGTGACGCCGTTCGAGGTCGAGGTGACGCAATGATTAGCACTGGCGCTTCCGTGAAATGCACGCGCTGCCGCCACATGCATACCGAGGCCGATCGCATCTCCCGTCCTCGGCCGCGCCGCTCCACTGGTGACATCCAGTGGAGCGACCTGGTATGCCCGCGCTGCGGCTGCAAGAACTACTACGACTGCACGCCCCAGGTGGCATGGTGCTGGGCTTCCGGCCTCATCGAGATCGGCGACTCCTTGCCGCCGAACGAACCGGGCGGTAGCGGCGCAATCGAGATTGCGGCTGGCCCGAAGTACGCCCTGAAGGGTCAGTTATCGGCGCTCGCCCGGCATGGCAAAGGCGCCAGCGCGGGAATGCTGCTGGTACCCGGTGTGCCCGAGGCAGAGGGCCAGCGCGCCAAAGGTGATGCGCTGGCCCTGTGGCTGGCCTGGTGCAGTAGGCCCAAGAGCCGTGACGGCGTATCTTTCGCCAAGAGGAAGGCTGCATGAACCGCCCGCTGAACGCCTTTGAAAGCGTACGTCCGCGCGCCGCTGCAGATGCAGCCCCGGTGCGGCGCGTGCGCAGCTTGGCGCAGGCCGCGCGCGCCGCTGGCGAGCCCGTAGTGCTGGATCGCCTGGGCCGTCCCATGTCCACCTTGGCGCCCCGGCGTTTTAGCGGCGGGCTGGTGCTGGGCAGTGCCGCGACCCAGGCCGACAACGACCGCCGCCGTGCCATCGTGCGCGGGGGCATCTAACCCAGCCGCCTTTCTGCAGCCCCTCGCACTGCTGGGGGTTGCGGTGAGCCACCTGGACCATTGTCATGACCGTTGCCAAAGCACCCACGAATCCTCGCCGCGCCGCGCTGATCAAGTTGATCCAGGTGGCGCGGCGCGACCTGGGCCGCCAGTGCGGCCTGGACGAACTGGCGTACCGCGACATCCTGCGTACCATTGGAAAGTCCGAATCGCTCGCCGCGATGAGCGTTCCAAACATGGAGCTGGTGTTGGCACATATGAAGGCCAAGGGCTTCGTGGTCCGTCCAAAGGCCGGAGATCGGCCGCAGGCCCTCAATCCGGATGCCAGCAAGGTGCGGGCGCTGTGGCTCTTTCTGCATGCACTGGGCGAGGTGCGCGATCCCTCCGAGAAAGCCCTGGCCGCCTACGTCAAGCGCATCGCCAAGGTGGACGATCTGCGTTGGGCGCGCGGCCGTGTCGTCGAAACGCTGATCGAGACGCTCAAGAAGTGGGCGATGCGCCGCCTGCCGGAGGCTGTAGCGGCGCTGCGCGCCGAAGTGCTTATGGCCCATCGTGCCGTCCCTTTGAATTCTGACCAGGCAGAACTGGCGATGCAGGCACAGCGGTGCCTGAACCGGGGTCAAGGCTTTGATATGCACTGGCAGGCCTGGGAATACCTTTCAAAAGCGCTGGATCGCCCTATATCGACTGAAATGGATGCTTTGAAGGTCGAGGAGGGCCTGCAGTGAGCAGTGACGTCAGCCGCGCTTTGCTCAGGCGCCATGAGCTGTATTCGGAACTCATGGATGTGATGGCGCGGCAGCTTGCAGAAGTCGGTATGGCTTCGGAAGCCGCGCAGCTCGTTGCTGCTTCCATGGTGGATTTCCTCAGCGGCTACTGTGCAGGCCAGGTCATCTCCTTTCCGAAAGATGAGCGCTACCAACTCACGCGCAAGGAGCTGGAGGCCTGGGATATGTACACCGGGGACAACGTGGACCAGATCGCACGGCACTTCAAGATGACCCCCCGCGGCATGCGCAAGCTATTGCGCAGGATCAGCGACCGCATCAAGACCCAACGCTTGGCAATTGCTGCTCCAGGTCAGCTGGACATGCTGGGCCAGACGAGACCAGAACTGGAAAGCCGCTGA